TGGTCTGAGAAATGATGCCGGAGAATTGATAGGTGTGGCGACAGCCGGTAGACCTGTTGCACGACATTTGGACGATGGATTAACGCTTGAAGTAAATCGCACATGTACCACAGGAGAACGCAACGCTAACAGCGCGCTTTATGGTGCTGTCTGGCGGGCAGCAAAGGCTATGGGTTATCAACGTTGTATTACGTACACCCAGGCAGATGAATCAGGAGCATCTCTCCGCGCAGCTGGTTTTGTTCGTGTGAAAGAGCTTCCTCCAAGAAAAAGCTGGGCGGAATCAAGCGTCGCCCTGCGGAGTAAACGCGATCCGGTCGGAAACGGTGGTGTTCCTCGTGTGCTCTGGGAAATCAGGAGAATGAGTACCACTGGCATTCGCATCAAAGGAGAGTGATATGGCAACTTTGACAAAAAAAGAACAAGCATGGTTGAGCGAATTACAGGACGTTCTTGATCGCTGTCCATCACCGAAAAAAATTGGTTTTTACACCATTGGCGATAAAAGCATTTACCTGTATGACCTGCGCCGCATGGATGAAATCATGGAGGCTCTTGATAATCGTTCGTCAATGGATTGGTGTGTTGCTGTCCATGATATGAATGCAGGGTTTGATGAAAAGATTTTGTTCCCCTCATCAGTTGAAAGCACTGCGGGTTAAGGAGTAACACATGACCACTATTACCAAAGAACGTATTGAATTGTTCATTAAAAACCCGCTTGAAAACGGGCTTACCCGTGGTGAACAAATGGAACTGGCACGGATTGCGCTGGCATCGCTGGCAGCAGAGCCAGCCGGTAAATTGCATGAATACAAACCAGTGGGATATCAGCGTCTGGTCGATGAGTTAACCATGCTGGTAAAGCAGTTAACCTGGCAACTGAGGAAAGCGAAGCCAGACTGCAAATTACCGGATAAGGCGATGAGTTATCTGGAGCGGAACGGACTGATAAGCGTGGAGGATATTTTACGATGACCTGGCCTGAAGCATTAACAACGGTAGGAATTGCGATGGCGGTGGCGCTGGTGGTGTATTCGATTTGCCGCTGGGGATAAAAACGGTTTGCGGGAAAAGGAGAGTTAAGTAGAATTGCAGCGGGTGCTTGAGGCTATCTGTCTCAGGCATGAACACCAAAAGGCAGATAGAGAAAAGCCCCAGTTAACATTACGCGTCCGGCAAGACGCTTAACATTAATCTGAGGCCATATCTATGCTCTACACACGTAGGTTAGCCTCTTACGTGCCGAAAGGCAAGGAGAAGCAGGCTATGAAGCAGCAAAAGGCGATGCTAATCGCCCTGATCGTCATCTGTTTAACCGTCATAGTGACGGCACTGGTAACGAGGAAAGACCTCTGCGAGGTACGAATCCGAACCGGCCAGACGGAGGTCGCTGTCTTCACAGCTTACGAACCTGAGGAGTAAGAGACCGGGCGGGGGAGAAATCCCTCGCCACCTCTGATGTGTCAGGCATCCTCAACGCACCCGCACTTAACCCGCTTCGGCGGGTTTTTGTTTTTATTTTCAACGCGTTTGAAGTTTTAGATGGTGCCGGAATAGAATCAAAAATACTTAAGTAGCGCGCAGGGAGAAGAGGGATGGACCCCGAAGGGGAAGAGCTATTTATCTGGAAGGATTCTGAAGATGAAAATCGAAGAATTACGTGAAATTTTTAGTGAAGATGGCCTCTATGCTGTGCGCGTTGAGAATGGGGGTATTACCTACACAGCGTTAATTCCTGATGATCATGTAGTGTTATCTGTTGAGGCATTCATTGAATACTTGGAAAGACTCGGTTTCAAGGTAGTTCGGGAATAAGTTATAATACGTGAGCCAGCCTGAACAACTGGCAACCTGCAGCGCCATTGGAGATGACAATGGCGCATAATTTCAAATTTCGCAATTCTGATTCTGCCTTTGCCAGCAGGCACGGGTGGCGTTCTCACGCATTCAAATATGACTGGTATCAGCACGATCCCTGTACTGAAGAACAGGCCGAATGGCTGATTCATAACTACCGCAGACGTGGATATGAGTTTAGGAAAGCCCTCAGTGGCGCTTATTGTTCGCCAGCAGCGACTGAAATTAAGCCTGTCCGGACGGCTGGCAATAAAAATTATTGCAGAGCCACCGGATAAGCGTCGTCGTGACCTGGACAATATTCTGAAAGCACCACTGGATGCGCTGACGCACGCGGGGTTGTTAATGGACGATGAGCAGTTTGATGAAATCAATATTGTACGTGGCCAGCCAGTATCTGGTGGACGGCTGGAGATAAGAATTACAGAGGTGGGTGTGCATGAATAACCAGTATTTACAGTTTGTTCGTGAGCAACTCATGATTGCCACTGCAGATCTCAGTGGGTCGACAAAATGCCAGCTGGAAGCCTGGCAGGAAAATGCCCTGTTCGATACAGGGCGTTACAGACGCAAAAAAATTCGTTACCGCGATGAGGTAACCGGAAAAATGATCACGCGGGATAATCCCCCGATCCAGGGTAAACAATCACTGGCGAAAGGCTCATCAATTGCGCTGGTCAGTCCTGTTGAGTTTGCAACATCATCGTGGCGGCGTGCCGTTCTGGAACTGGAAGAACATCAGAAGGCGTGGTTGTTGTGGTGTTATGGCGGAAACATTTGCTGGGAGCATCAGATCGCGATAACGCAGTGGGTGTGGAGTGAATTTAAAACTCAGTCCGGCTCCAGAAAAATTGCAGTGAAAACGCTGGAGCGTGTGAAGAAGTTGATCTGGCTGGCGGCACAGGATGTCAGAGGATGGGTTACCGGGTGTGAGGTCTACCAGAGACAGGAGCTTGCCAGACTGTGTGGAGTTAAGCCTGATAACTGGAGCCATAATTATGCGAACTACTGGCGTGAGATGTGCGATATTTTTAAGCGCCTCGATAGAGAATCCTTGATTTGCTCCGTGAAAATAAGAGCGCAACAAAAAGCGACCTTTTCACGACGAGATATTGCAAAAGTCAATTAAATCGCGTATGTTTCGTATAAATCTGATATTTTGCCGATTTTGTACGTGATGGCAAAGTAAGAAAAAACCACCGCCAGGTGGTTTTTTTTATGTCCGAAAATCGCGTCAGTACAGTAAACGCGCTGGTGGTTGCGAATACGGGTCTTTCAGCTTGCTGGCTTTTTCGACAAGAGTTATTGGTATGTCACGTTAACCGGAAAAGGGAAAAAGACATGCTAAAACAGCAGGATATGACAGAAACCGCCAGAGTGGTGTTTAATGAATTAAGCGTTACCGACCCGGCGACAGTCAGGGAGATTGCGCAGAATACTTACCTTTCACGCGAACGCTGCCAGTTAATACTGACCCAGCTGGTTATGGCGGGTCTGGCAGACTATCAGTTCGGTTGTTACAGACGCCTTCAGTCCTGAAGGCTTTTTTATTTGTGGTAAATGGGCGGCTGGTGGGTGTTAGGGGCACTCACCAGCCATCTGCTCATGCGTCCGGATCACAAGCAAACCTCAGGCCCATCTGCTTTGCGCAAAAGCAGAATGAGCCTATCAGAGACAGGCTTAATGATCCATGTTTAACACTGTAAAAATATCCAGTTGTGAGTTGATCAACGCTGACTGCCTGGAATTTATCCGGTCGTTACCCGAAAATTCTGTTGACCTGATAGTCACGGACCCGCCGTACTTTAAAGTGAAGCCTGAGGGCTGGGATAACCAGTGGAAGGGCGACGATGATTACCTGAAGTGGCTGGACCAGTGTCTGGCGCAGTTCTGGCGGGTGCTGAAACCTGCCGGAAGTCTTTACCTGTTCTGTGGCCATCGCCTGGCGTCTGACATTGAAATCATGATGCGTGAACGCTTCAGTGTGCTGAACCATATTATCTGGGCGAAGCCGTCCGGACGCTGGAACGGGTGCAACAAGGAAAGCCTGAGGGCATATTTCCCCGCCACAGAGCGCATTCTGTTCGCGGAACATTATCAGGGGCCGTATCGCCCGAAAGATGCCGGGTATGAGGCGAAGGGCAGGGCACTGAAACAGCATGTGATGGCCCCGCTGATTTCTTACTTTCGTGATGCGCGCGCGGCCCTGGGGATAACGGCAAAACAGATTGCAGATGCCACAGGAAAGAAAAACATGGTGTCGCACTGGTTCAGTGCCAGTCAGTGGCAGCTACCGAACGAAAGCGATTATCTGAAATTACAGTCGCTGTTTGCCCGGGTGGCAGAAGAGAAACATCAGCGCGGTGAACTGGAAAAGCCCCACCACCAGCTGGTGGATACGTATACGTCACTGAACCGGCAGTATGTGGAGCTGCAGAGTGAATATAAGCATCTGCGGCGGTATTTTGGTGTGACGGCGCAGGTGCCGTACACGGATGTGTGGACACATAAACCGGTGCAGTTCTATCCCGGGAAACATCCGTGCGAAAAACCGGCAGAAATGCTGCAGCAGATAATCAGCGCAAGCAGTCGTCCGGGTGACCTGGTTGCAGATTTTTTTATGGGCTCAGGTTCAACGGTAAAAGCGGCACTGGCGCTCGGGCGTCGTGCGATTGGCGTTGAACTGGAGACCGGACGTTTTGAGCAGACAGTCAGGGAAGTTCAGGATTTAATCGTTTGAAACGGATGAGATTGCAGAATTAATTACGCACCATTATTATTCTGCTTCCGGCCCTTTAGCTCAGTGGTGAGAGCGAGCGACTCATAATCGCCAGGTCGCTGGTTCAAATCCAGCAAGGGCCACCATCACAAACCGCCATTAGCTTATCAGGAAGAGCAGACGACACGATAACAGGGTTGTTGGTGCGGGGGCGGGTCCCCGATGGCGGTCCATTATCGGTATTCAGCGTTGTTAGCTCAGCCGGACAGAGCAATTGCCTTCTAAGCAATCGGTCACTGGTTCGAATCCAGTACAGCGCGCCATATTCATTCTTCCAGATTCCTTTCGGCAGAGCCTTATACTGAAATATACCTGGCTCAGGATATTGTTGAAAATATTATATGTTTGTCAAAAATAAAAGTTCTGTTAAGTGTTGATTGAGTGTTTGTTATACGGTCTAATGGTTTTTTCAGCATTAAATATTTATCATTCATATGGTGTGGGTAGAGTGAATATTGATGAGGCGTCGGGGTGTTTCATCCTTAGGCAGCGTATTGATATAGTCAATGCAGAACGAGCAAAGGCCTTCAGCCGTTTGACAGTTTTGTTCTGTACTCCTGATCGTCTTTCGGGAAGAGACGTTATTATTCTGAATAGTGATGCTATACAGAGGGTTTGCGATGAGTTCATGGTGGCTAATTCAGAATTATTTGCTCTTGTTCAGGAGTACAACAGAATAGCCAGGACCTGTGGTATGGATGAACTTCGGATTACTCATCTGGGGTAGATACATATCTGGATTATCACCGGTTACGGTAAAAAGTGATTGCTTACTGTTTTTGTGAATGGCATTGCAGCAGCCGGATAATGTCAGTGCTGGCTGACGGTGTGCTGGTGGCGGGTGTGGTGGTTGCTGCTTTCCCGTTGCTGAAAAAGAAAACGCTAGACTGTTAGCCGGGTATCAGTTAGCGGGAGAAATTTTTAAATACTTCACAATTCAGGCGGTTGACTGTTGTCTGGTTTGCGGGGAGTTTGTTAAAAGAAACTGGCATGGTGAATCCCCCTGTGCGGAGGGGCAATCAGCGAGTAGGTATATGGGATAATCGCGGATTCAGGTGCTGGTACTGAATTCACCGGGAGGCACCCGGCACCATGCAATGGCACATAGCGCCACTCTCCAGCCCCTCTCCGGAGGGGCTGTTTATATTGATTTTGTCAGATGTGAGTAAACTCCTTATGGACTTTGTTGTTTTAGTCCATAAGGACATATTTGCAGAGTGCAACGGTTATTAAAGCATTCATTCAATACGTTATCTGGGTGATGCTGCCAACTTACTGATTTAGTGTATGATGGTGTTTTTGAGGTGCTCCAGTGGCTTCTGTTTCTATCAGCTGTCCCTCCTGTTCAGCTACTGACGGGGTGGTGCGTAACGGCAAAAGCACCGCCGGACATCAGCGCTATCTCTGCTCTCACTGCCGTAAAACATGGCAACTGCAGTTCACTTACACCGCTTCTCAACCCGGTACGCACCAGAAAATCATTGATATGGCCATGAATGGCGTTGGATGCCGGGCAACAGCCCGCATTATGGGCGTTGGCCTCAACACGATTTTACGTCACTTAAAAAACTCAGGCCGCAGTCGGTAACCTCGCGCATACAGCCGGGCAGTGACGTCATCGTCTGCGCGGAAATG